TGAATTAAATTCATAATTAATTCATCATATTATTAAATTTATCAACAATATATTTATTCAAATTGAATGATGTTAAAAAAATACTAATTGCAGTTATCAAGTATATAAATATATAATTTTTTCTATTAACTAACATATAATTTTTATTAACTGATAACATTCTATACATATATATTGCATATATTATTAATATAATTCCTAATATAATATTTGTATATTTATTTATATTTAATATTTTTTGTTTTGTTTCATTTGAACATTTAAATATATTATTTTCAATAATATATTTATTTGAACATGCTATAATTATAATATTTAAAAATGTTATAACATATAAAAATATATCATCAATTGTAAAATCATTAATAAATGAAAATTCTGACATAGATATTTTTGATAATACACCAATTGGTATATTTTGTGGATCTATATTATTTTGATTCATCTTATTAATAGCTTCTGATAATTTTATATCTTGATGAAAATTTAATTTATCTAATATTTTTAGATCAAATTTATTTTTTATCATTATAATATTAATTTATAAAAAATATTTAATATAAAAAAATAATCATATTATTAAATATATCTCTTACATATTTATTCAAATTTGTTGATGTTAATAAAATTCTAATAGCAGTTATTAAATATATAAACATATAAATTGTTCTATTAACTATTATATAATCTTTAGTAATAAATAACATTTTTAACATATATATGGAAACTATTACTAATATTATACCTAATATAATTTTAATATATCTATTTATATTTATTATATTTTCTTTTGTTTTATCAGATAAATTTAATATTTTATTTTCAAGAATATATTTATTTGAAAATACAATAACTATAATATTGAGAAATGTTATAATATATATAAATATTTCATCAATTGTAAAATTATTAAAAAATGAAATTTCTGATAATGATATTTTAGCTAATAAACGTAAGGGTATTTTATCTAAATCTATATTATTTTTTTTAATACTATTTATTGCATCAGATAAATTAATATTTGGATTAAAATTTAATTTATCTAATAATGTTAGATCAAAATTATTATTTATCATTATAATATACATTTATAATAAAAAATTATATAAATTAATATTCACAATTTTTATAATATACTGGAAATGGAACTACATCTTTAATAGATTCTACTCCAGTCATTAACATACACATTCTATCTAAACCTAAACCAAATCCTCCATGAGGAATTGAGCCAAATTTTCTTAATTCAGTATAAAAAGATAAACTATTAGGAGCAATATTTTTATTTTTCATCATATTAATTAATTTATCATAATTATCTTCACGCATTGACCCACCAATTAATTCGCCAATTTTATTTGGCATTAATAGATCAAAATTAGCACAAGTTATATTATCATCATTTTTTTTCATATAAAAACTTTTAATTGAACATGGCCAATTAATAACAAATACAGGTTTATTATAATGATCTGTTAAAAAATTTTCTGCAGATGTTGATAAATCTTCTCCAAAATTTATTTCTATATCTGAATTTTCTTTAATTAATTTAATAGCATTACTATATTCTAATTTAATAAATTCAGAATTTACTAAATTAGTAATCCTATCAATTAATCCTTTAGAAACAAAACTATTTAAACTAGTTAAATCTGATAAATTATTTTCTAATAAATAATTACCAATAAATTTAATATATTCTTCTGATATACTCATTAAATATTCTAAATCTATAAAAGTATTTTCTATTTCTAAATGTGAGAATTCTGATAAATGTTTATTTGTACTAGAATGTTCACTTCTAAAAGATTTATTTGTTGTATAGACTGCCCCTAGAGAACATGATAATGCTTCTAATTGTAATTGAGATGAAACTGTCAAATAAACATTTTTATCAAAATGATCAAGAGGTTTATCACTATTTTCTAATACTTTAAATACTCCAGCCCCACCTTCGCATTCATTAACTGTTAAAATATTAGGATCTAAATGTAAATATTGTTTATTATGAAAAAAAATATGAGTTGCATAATTAATAGCATCTTTAATCCTAAAAATATTTCCAAATGTTATTGTTCGACATCTTAAATGTTGATAATTTCTTAGATATACTAGAGGCAATTTACCTTTAGCTAGAGGATATTCTTCCGGATCACAATAACCTAAAATATTAATTTCTGAAACTTGAATTTCAAAATCTTGTTCTAATGCTGGTGATTTAATTAAAATACCTTTTACATTTATTGAACATCCAGTATATATTTTATCTTTCATTAAAACATTATCAATAACTAATTGAATTCCTGATGAATTTGATCCATCATTTAATTTAATAAATGATATATCTTTTTGATTTCTAATAGTTAAAACCCATCCATTTAATTCAATAGATTTATTTAATTGTTCACTAGTTAATTGCTTGATCATTATTATTAATATTATATCAATAATATTAATAATAAATAATATTATCAATTTTTTACTATTTATAAAAATTGAATTAATAAATATTAAAAAATAAATTATAATAATAATAATGAAAAAAACTATAAAAAATTTAATAAAAAATGATAAAATATTAGAACAAAATATAAAAGATCTAATTAATAGAATATCACAAAAATTTAATATAGATAATATAAATAAAATAAATAAAAAAGGTTCTAAATGTTCTATTAATGGAAAAAAATATGAATTAACTATTTATAATATTGTTAAAAAATGTAAATTAAATGGGAAAAATTTTAATACACAAAATAAAAATGAATTAGGTGGTTGTAGTGCTAAAAATGATATAGAATGTAATATGAATTCAATAAATGATATTTCTATAGAAATTAAAAAATCAAAAACACCTGATTGGATGCAATGTTCTTTAAAATATGATCATATTAATCAACAATGGTTAGGAAGTTTAAATAATAAGATTCCTCAAGAATGTAAACAAATATTTGAAAATTTTATAATAAATATTACATTATTTAATGGAAATATACCCCCATTTATGTTAAGAAATATAACTCATGATGAATGGATAAAAATAAAAAATGAGACAAATGATTATAAAGATATTTATATTAATTGTCCAAATGATACTATAAAAAAATTATATAGTCTTAAAGGTTGTTCATATATACAAATTTCTGAAAAAGGATTATATCATTTAGGTAATGATATATGTAATTTTAATGTTCCGGAATTTATATGTGATCAACGATTAAGAATAAGAACTAAAGTTCATAGTAAAAAAAATAAAAATGGCTTCTGTAAATTATCTGTTAATATTTCTTGTCAGCCTATAAATATTAAAAATTTAGCAAATAGTAATTATAGTTTAGATAATAAAATTAATTTACCTATGAATTTAATTTATAATGATAATTAATTTACCTATGAATTTAATTTATAATGATAATTAATTTACCTATGAATTTAATTTATAATGATAATTAATTTACCTATGAATTTAATTTATAATGATAATTAATTTACCTATGAATTTAATTTATAATGATAATTAATTTATAAATTAAATTATCTATGAATTTAATTTATGATGATAATTAATTTATAAATTAAATTACCTATGAATTTAATTTATTATGATAATTAATTTACTTTGATATAATTATTATTTCTGATGATGTTTTACTTTTATTCATTCCATAGCTCCAATTAACATCTATAATTATATAATCTTTATATAAATCTTTTATATAATTACAATTATTATATGTTAAAATCCAATTTTTTTTATTATTTAATAAATCAAATAATAATTGATGATTAAATTTTTCATGCATATCTCCATTATTTCCATATAATTTTGATTTATTTTCTAAATAATATGGGGGATCTATAAACATTAATGTATTATCATTAATATAATTATTTATAAAATCAAAAAAATCATAATTATGAATTTCAATATTTGTAAAATCCAATGCTTGTATTTTATTTATTGATGATGGGGTAAATCTTTTTTTACTAGCTTCTTCTGAAAAACCACCAGATAATGTTGCACCACTAAATGAACATCTATTTATAATAAAATATTGTATTGATTGATGAAATATATTATCATTTAAATTTAATATAGTATTTCTATAATCTGTAAATTGTTCTTTTGAAACAGATTTAATTTTTCTTAATTCATCACATAATATATTTTTATTTATTTTTACTTGTTTCCAAAAATTATATAAAGGTATAAATTTATCATTTACTATTAATTTTAATCCATATTTATTCTGTATAAAAAATTCAAATGAACCACCGCCAAAAAAAGGAGAAAGAAGTGTATCAAAAGAATTTATATCAAAATGTTTATTAATTACATCATCAATAATTTTACATGCTCTTGTTTTTCCACCAGGATATCTAAGAGGAGATATATTTTTAGTTATTAATTTATTTATGTCATTTAATTGTTCACTAGTAATTTGTTTAATCATATTTGTTAATATAATATATTATAATAGTAAATAAAATTATCAATTTTTTAATTTTTTTTATAATTAATTATATTATATAATGAATTATAAAAAATTATATTTAAATTTAAAAAAAGAATATTATAAAAAACAATTTGGTGGATTACGAAGAGAACAATTATATCATTTATATAATAAATCTATTGATGATTTTATTTCAATAGATACAAATGATCTAGTTGAAATAATTAAAAGTTATAATATTAGATATATAAAAGGTAAAAATAAAGGATTGTATTATGATATAGATTATTCTAGATTAGAAAATAGTAATGATAAAACAAGAGAATTTATTGGATTTACAAATCCAAATTATTTTGATCTGACTACATCTATTCAATTTGAAAATAGTTTGGTATCATTTTTTAAATCATTTGATTATATTAAACCATCAGAAGCATTAAAAGCATTTATTATTGGTCCGACATTTACTGAATGTGCAAATATTATTCAAGTTTCTATATATCATTTAATTTTAAATTTTGTCGGTGATGAAAAATTTGATGATTTATTTGGAAATTTATTAATACCATTTACAATTACACCAAATATTTTTATGCCTATATTATCTGAAATAATAAATAAAAATGAAGATAATACATATCAAGCTATTATAGGAAATCCATTATATTTTTTATTTGATGAAATATATGATTTAAGATTAGAAAATCTAGAACATAATGATATTGTATATATACGAGGTGTTGAAGAATATAATTTAAAACATTTATCTGGAGCATCAATTGGTTGGAATTTGATATGTGATAAAGATGAATCTACGGGAGAAACAAAATTTATCGGATTTGGTCCAAATGAATTTGGAACTCGAAATGGTTCTAAAACATATGAAGAAATGGTTAAATTATTAATAGATGGATATAATAAACCACAAAATAATGAAACATTAAAAATTATTGAAGCTAGAAAAAAAGTAGAAGAATTAAAAGATTCTGCAATTAATGCAGAATCTTTGAAAAATGATATTATAACTGGTTTTTCTTCTAGATCAATTGTAGGTATACAATATATATTAAGATTAAATCAAGAGAAATTATTTGAATTTATTAAAAGACCTAAATATAAATGGTATGAAGATGAAAATAATAATTTACCTGAAGAAAATAATATCCCCATTAATTTATTATTAGATTCATTTTCAACAGAAACAAATGATTCAACATTTGAAAATTATATTAAAGATAATGAAGATAGAGAATTATTATATAATTATATGTTAAAATTTGGTTATAAAATAATAAATAAAACATTAGAATCAGGACCAATTGGTTTTGTTTTAACAGGATCTCCAGGAATTGGAAAAACGCATTTATCTGTAGCTTTAGCTAAATTTGTTAGTAATTATGGAATCAAAGTAACATTTGTTGATGAAAATTATGTTGGTAAAAAATTTGAAGAAAGTCGTGGACAACTAAGAGATTTTAGATCATGGTTTAATGATTCTGATTTAATTATATTAGATGATATAAATAGTATTCATGGTACAGGTTCTATATTTTTACAACAAGTTTTAGAATATATAATTATAGAATCAAAAGCTTTATTATATACAAGTAATAACATTTTACCATTAATTCAAAAAAATATTCCTATTATTTTTCCTTATGATTATCATGGAGCTAAAAATTTTTTTTCATTAAATATAAATACTTCTAGTTATAGAACACCATGGATAGATCACGATATTAACTTGTTGGATAATAATGAAAAATATAATTTATTATTTTCATATTTAGGTAAAAAAAGTGCTGGAATTATTATTGAGACAGATAATATAGATGAACAAAAATTTATCGATGATTTTAATACTTTTACTGCCAATACTACTGAATTTACAATAGTTAAAGATTGGACTCTAACACAAAGATTTAATAGATATGGTAATTATACTACTAAGTTAAGTCCTAAAGATATGCAAGATACAAATGGATATCCACAAATTTTAAAAGATAATTACATAATAATGGTAATAAATGAATATAGTTATGGAGAACAATTTATAAGAATATTACCTGAATTACACGATAATTCAAATAAAATAATAATATTAACTAGATCAATTACTGAATTTAAAAAATTAATATTATTAGTAATTGGAAATTATTTAAATGAAAAAAATAAATTAAAATTATTAGCTAGATTAAATATAATGATACCATATATTTTTGATTAATAATATCTTAAATGATCATTAGATTTATGAATTTGCTCAAATTTATCAAATTCACTAAATTCATAACCATTATTTTCACAAATATACTTTAAACATTCATATTGTTTTGTTCTTTTTGCATACTGTAAAGCGCTATGATAACATTTATAAATATTTCTAGGACAGTCATTTTCAATGGCATATTTAAAACATTCAAATTTGCCATTTTGAATTGCATATAAAGGTGTATTTATATCCCATAAACAATCATTTTGGTGGAGATATCTTAAACATTCTAAATGTCCATTTTTTGATGCTATATTACATGTTGAATGATCCCAAAAAAACTCATTCTCATGACAATATATTAAACATTGTAAATGTCCATTTTCTGCTGCTAAATTACATATTTTAAGACATGTTTCTCTATCTAAATAACATCTATTATCAATTAGATATTTAAAACATTCATAATGTCCATTTTTAACTGCATCAAAATATGATTCTAAAATTAATGAACAACCATTTTCATGACAATATTTTAAACATTCGTAATGTCCATTTAATGATGCATAATAACATATATCTTCATGTAAAAAACAACCTTTTTGATGGATATATATTAGACATTCGAAATGTCCATATTGACCTGCTCTTAAAGTTGTGATATTATCATAAGGAAAATGATTTTCAACAAGATATTTTAAACATTCTAAATGTCCATTTTTAGAAGCAATGTCACAAAATTTATCATAAACATAATTGTCATTATGAAAATGACAATTATATTTATGTAAATATATTAAACATTCTAAATGTCCATTTTTAATTGCAAAAAATATTGTTTTTTTATTACAATGAAAACCATTTTGATGAAGATATATTAAACATTCAATATGTCCACTTTCTGCTGCTAAATCACATATTTCGATAGATAATTTATAATCATTTTCAAATATATATTTTAAACATTCAATATGTCCTTTTTTTACTATAATATCAGATATTTGTATATCTAATATTTGAGAATAATTTTTTTCTATATTATCATTATAATATTTAATTAGATTTAATAGTCCATTTTCGGCAGAATTTAAAATAATTTCTTCTTCATTACAATTGAGTAAAATTTCAAATTCATTTACAAATGGAATATAATCAAAAAATATTTCTTTTAATATAATAAATTTTGATTTTAGTATTATTTTATTGATAATAATATAATCATAAATTTCAAATGGTATTTTATCAATACCCCAATATCTTAATGTATCTAACAAATGAAAAAAATCATCTATTGAATTTATATCTAAATTATTTTTAAAATATTGATTTGATATTTCAAAATCATCATCAGATTCTAAATTTTGGAATAATTGAGAATCTCTCAAAAAATCTGGAATATATTTAATACTAATTGTACGTGTCCCTTCTAAGACTAAAAAAAATTTTTCTTTTTCCAAAGCTGAAATTAATAGATTTATATTATTAACTTATATTATTTAATAATATAAGTTAATAATATAAATCTATTATATATTTACTGTGATAAATATATATAATTATAAATTCAATTTTTATTTAATGCAATTGCATTAAAATAAATATAGTAATATAAAATCTAAATTTATAAATTAATTTTAAATATTATATATAAATTATTTAATAATATTTTATATTTTTATTAAAAAAAAATATTTATATATATTATATAATGAATTCACGTGAAATAGCTAATTTTTTTAGTATTGAGTATCCTTATAATAAAGATTCATTAGAAATTGGTTATTCTAAAAAAAAAAATAATTTAGAATTAAATAATTCTATTGATTTACAAGATAAACAAATATTATTAAATGATTATAAATATAAATATAAATTAGGTTTAAAATATTTAGATAATATTATTAATCAAAAATTCAAAATATTTAATTTATTTGATGATTTTGGAAATTTTCAAAATTCATCTATTAATTCAAAATCATATTCATATATATCAAATACAATAAATGGTAATAAAACAGTTTTAGAATCAGAGACTGTTAAAACAAAAGATAAAACTGATACTAAAAAAAATGCTTATACTATTGATCATAATGGTAATAAATTAGATTTAGATTATGATAAAGAAATTACTAAATATAAACAACCATTATTAAAGTATGATAAAAAATATAAATTAAAAAAAATACAAAAATAATTGATAAAAAATTGAAATTTATATTTATTAAATATATTTTTATATATATTTAATAAAATGAAACTATTTGTTAAATGTCTATCAAATTATGCTGTTCAAAAATATACTAGTATTAATGATCAAATCAGATTAGAAAGAGGGGATTCAGGATTTGATTTGTATGCTGTAGAAGATATTGAAATTCATCCTAGAAAAACAGCAAAAATTCCTTTAGGAATTGCTTGTAAACCTAATGATTGCCATGGATATTATTTATATCCTAGATCTTCAATCTCAAAAACACCTTTTAGACTAGCTAATTCAGTTGGTATTATTGATTCAGGATATCGAGGTGAAATTTGTGCAATGGTTGATAATATTTCTGATGAAGTTAAATATATTAAACAAGGTGAAAAATTATTTCAATTATGTTCACCAGATTTAAGACCAATTGAAGTTGAATTTGTAGAAGAATTAGATGAAACTATTAGAGGAACTGGTGGTTTTGGTTCTACAAATTAAAATAATTTTGTTTAATAAATTTTTTTATAATATTTTTTTATAAAATAATAATTATCTTTTACATTTCCAATAATCTTCTCCATAATCTGCATATAATTCTTCACCACATTTAATATTTCTTATAGACCATAAACTTATTTTTCTATCTTTAATTTTTAATTTTTTATTATTTTTATCATATAATTCCATTCTAAATTCGCAATTATTTTTAAATTTAGAACCATAACAATCATTAATCATAGCTATATAAGATCTAGGAAAATTTCTAGCATCAATATAAAATTTATTAGTTATACTAAAAGAATAATCTCCGACACATGAACCATTATCTTTTTTTAATTCACCATCATAATAACCAATTAATGTTTCTTTTGGAATATTTTGATATGTAAATATTCCATTTCCTGAATTTGGAATATTAGAATTTTCGACATTTAATATTAATTTTGTATTATTCCAGTATATATTATTTAAACTAAAATCTGGTAATTTTTCCATTAAATATATTTATTATTATTAATTAATAATTATTAATATATGTTTATTTCAATTTTATTTAATTATTTTTATATTAAATCTATTTAAAAAATTATAATATATTTATAATTAAATATGTCACAATTTAATACTGATGATTATCTTGATGAAGATCCGGTTATACAAAGTCAATTATGGGCATGTATATCTATTTTCACACCAAATTCTATAAAAACACCAGAAGGAACTGTTATTGATACTAGTAATAATGTTAGAGCAATTAAAATTAGAGGAGTATATGAATCAAGAGAAAAAGCAGAAAAAAGATGTGAAAAGATTAGACAATTTGATAAATATCATAATGTTTTTATTGGAGAAGTTGGTAAATGGTTGCCATGGGATGATGATGTTTCAAATGCAGAAGAAGCAGTATATGCTGAGAAAAAATTAAATGATATGATGAAAGCATATCAAGAATCTCAAGAAAATGCGAAAGCATATACCGAAGAACGAAAAGCAACAGCGCATGCAGAAGCATTAAAAAAAAAGAGGGAATTAGAAAAAAATAATAAAAAAGAAAATAAAGAAAGTAAAGAAAGTACAGAAAATGATGAAGATAAAAATATTATAAATAATTTAAATAATATTAAACAAGAAATATTAGAAGATGAATTAAAAATTGGAGAATTAGACGAAAAAATAAAAGATGAAAATGAAGAAATATTAAGTAATAAACAGATTATTAATGAAAAAGAACAGACTATTGGTAAAATTGATGAAGAATTAGAAAAAGCAAAAAAATTATATGATGATTTAATAAAAAAATATAATTTAGAAAAAAATAAATAATATAAATATTATATGCTAAAGAAGATAATAATATTTATATTTATAATAGGTGTTATAATAGTTGTTAAAGAAATAACAAAATTATCATATCAATGTCCAAAAAAAGAAATAATATATAAATATTTACCTCGAAGTTTAGATATGGATATTGATGATTCAAAAGATATTAATTTAATTTTTTCATCTATGTTTCAAAAAGCAGAACCATGGATTGGTAGTATAAAAAATAATGATACAGAAAATATATTGAGAAAAATAAAAAAATAAAAACATTTATTATATATAGATATATAATAAATGTTTTCATCATTAATTTTTATAATTTTTCTATTAGGAATTATATTTATAATAATTTCATTAACAAATAGATGTAATATAAAAATTCCAATAACTAAATTTATATCTGAAGATTTAGATTTATTAGATTATGATAATATAGATATAGATTTAGTATTTGATTTTATATTTAAGAAACAAGAACCATGGTTAAATAAGGACAGGGCAGATATTAAAAAATTTATTAATTTAATTTAACTTTAACAATTTGTCTTCTTTTAGAAGACATTGAATTTAAATCCATAATTGGTGTTTTTTTATCATGATCGGGATCAAAATTATTTTTATCAAAATCTAATGATTTTGGAATACCAACTTTAAATTCTGGAGTTTCGTGAGATTTAAACCAAAAAACTTTTTTATGTATATCAGTTGATCTAATTCTATTATCTAAAACCATACAACCATAATTATCTGTTACTTGATTAAAAACTTGATCAAAAATATCAAATTTTGGAAATATACCAGCATAATGTTCGTAAATTTTTTTTCGTGAAGAGTATGTATCTTCACCTAATAAAAATATAAAATCAAAATTATTTCTTAATTCTGGTTGTATACCAATTGCATATTGCATTGCTAATATAAAAGTTAATTGATAATGTCTACCTTCATTAAAAATAGATAATACATTTGGATCTTTTAACCATAAATGTTTTGAACTCATACAATCATCCATAATTAAAAAACCTCTAGGATCAATTTTAGGTTTTCCTTCTTTAACTCTTTTTTCATTTTTAGCAATAATTAATTTTTGTCTATGTAAAATTCTAGGTATTATTTCTTCTTTATATTCATGATGAATATAACTTGCAGGTACTATATCATTAAAAAATTTTGTCATCTTATCTGTTGGGGCAATAACAGTCCCAGATGGTATTTTTGTTTTACTTAAATGATATAATATATCTCTAATAATCCATGATTTTCCAGACCCAGATTTTGCAATCATTGCTATTCTAGGATTTACATATTCTCCTCTTTCATTTAATACTAATTTTGTAAGATCAAATTTTTCAAGTTGTAGTACTTGATTACCAATCATATAATCGTTACATGACATTAATATATCAATAGATAATAATTTAGATATTTTATATGTATATAAAATATCTAAATTTAAATAAATATAAATAATTTTAATAAGGATCTAAAAATATTTCTTGATTAATTGGACTAGATGTTAATTTATTAATTTGATTCTTTTCTTGAAATACACAAATAACCCAAACTATTAACATTACTAATAATGGTAATTTTGGAGATATTGTTTTTTTAGGTTTTACAGGTTCAATATATATAGAATCAAAAATCATAACTAAATATATTAAAACACCTGAAAAAAAAGCAATTAAATATGAATTAATAAACATTATTAATATTAAATTATATATATTTTTTATATAATTTTTATATAATCGTGATATATTAATTTAGAAAAATGTTGACAATTATAATTATATAAATTCATATCTTTTTTTATAAAATAATATTTATATAAAAAATTTTTTATATCTATATCATTTATATTATTATAATTAATAGTTGTTGCATTTTCCCATTTTTTTATAAATTCTTTAGATTGTAATTTCATATTATCATTTATATTAAATTTTTTTATTCTTATTATTGAATCTATATTTTTCCCAATAAATAATTTAAATAATGTTTTTGGTTTTTGATTAGTTGGACTAAAATCTATAGTATAAATATTACTATAATTATTATATAGAACGACAATATGATGTTGATTTATATGAGGATAAAAATTAAGAATTGGAGATTTAACTATTTGTAATTTAAAACTTGATGTTAAATTTAAAAATAATAATAAAAAATATTTATACATATTATTATTATTATTATTTAACAAAATTTTAAATAAATATTTACACGTGATAATATTTATTTTTAAATTTATCAGTTTTAATATTTTTTATTGAATTAATATTTGGATCTTCTGATAATTTTATAGATATTTGTGATTGTTTTAAATAATTATTTACATCTACTGTATTAATTGAATTTATTTTTGGTTCATTTGAATAAAATAATGATCTCATATTTGATTTATTACTAAAACTATCTATTATTTTTAAATTAGTATTTTTATAATAAGGAACACTTTCACTATATAGTTGTTTAGATTCAGATTCTTTTTCAGATATTTTTTCAGATTCTTTATAAGATTCTTTATAAGATTCTTTTTCAGATTCTTTTTCAGATTCTTTTTCAGATTCTTTTTCAGATTCTTTTTCATGATAATTAGCGGTATTATTATTTATTTCACTAAATTGTGTATTTTTTTCTTCAATTATAGATTTATTTATTATGTTAGATGGTTTTTCATCATTTACTTTTTTTAAAATATATGGTGGATTTTTTATTGATTTTTCTGAACTTGAAATTAATGGATCATTCTTTAATAAATTTATAATTTTTTCTACTTTATTAGATTCATTTTCTTTATTAATCATTTTTGATAAAATAGATTTATTATGTTCACTTATTGTTTTTTCAAAATTTTCTTCTATTTTAACATCACTTTGTAAATATTCATTTAAAATATATTGTAATGGTAATAATTTACGTATAGATTCACTTATTGCTGTTTTTATTGTTTCTAAAGCATCACGTTGATTTTTTTTAATATCATATAATGGATATTTATCATAAAATAAATAAGGATTATGATAAAAAATTTTTGCACTTTCAATATATGATGTATGGATAAAATTTTTAAAATCAATCTTTTTGGGAATTTTTAAAGTATGTTTTTTTTCTGGAGGTGTATTTGTCAATATCATGATATTTGATTTTATAACTGCATTTAATAATTGGGGTAATAAATCACTACAATTTGATTCTTTTAATATTCTTTTTATTTCTGGTTCTATTATTATATCTGTCCAAAATGGAACTTGTTTTAAAAAACTCTGAAATATTTTTAATTCATCATTTTCTTTAGCTATTTTACTAGCTTCATCATATAAAGATTGTATTCCATCATAAATAAATGGAGATAAAATATTAATTAATTGTAATGTATATTCTAATTTAGTTTCAACTAAATAATTCATATTAATATCTATAAAGATAAAAAACTTTATTATTAAACTAATTTTTTTATATATTATATAGAACAAAAATTTATAATATAAATTTTATCTTTACAATAATTATAATGTATAAAAAAAAATATTTAAAATTAAAATACTTACAACAATATGGTAGTGCAATGATGTGTGGACAAAATATTTGCCCAATATGCGATGAAGAGAATGATAGTGATTTACATAGACTAATTATCTTACCATGTTGTGGTAATTTGTTATGTTTAAAATGTATTAATAATATTTGTGATATATATAATAATGAAGTTATTGGACATTATGCTAATTATAATGATGATGCTGATCAATACATTGGACATTTACAAATACCATCATGTCCATTTTGTAAAGAAAAATTAGATTGTTCAAAGACAGATCATAATTTTATTCAACATGCATTTACTGTACAGCCTGTACATCATGTCATACTAAATAGAGCTAAATTAATAGAAATTACTGGATTAACTGAAGAGGAGTTACAACAGATTGATTATCTAAATTTAAATGATCAAAATATTTCACAAATTGATGATAATACTTTTGCAGGATTATCAAATTTAAAAAATGTTATTTTAAGAAATAATAAAATTACAAATATTACTCATTCTACATTTAATGGATTAACATCTTTAAGGGCTTTAGTTTTATCGGACAATCATATTAATAGTATAGATATAAATGCGTTTCATGATATTAGAACTAGTCCAACAATCCATATAAAAAATAATCCAATACAAAATCCAATAATTAATAATAAAAATATAAATTTTAAATTAAATTAAAATAATGATTGTGTTTTTGTATAATTTCCAGGAAGATATCCATTATTAGTTATACCAAGAAGACTTAAAGTTTGAACATAAATTGAAACATCATTTTCTTTTTTATTTTTAAAAAAGTCATCTTCATCTTGATATTTTTTTTCAAATAATAAAACAACATTTAATAATAGAGGAAAATTATTAGGAACAATATTTACTGATTTTTTTTTTGATTTTGGATAATTATAAATTAATTCAATATGAAAATTAATTCTAATTTGATTTTCAATTTGTTCTTTACTAATTGGATAAACATTTTTAAAAACAAATGAATTATGAGATGTTGCAATTGAATTCATTATATTTATAAAATATATCCCAAATTTAATTATATCATCTTCTTTTAATTCTAAATGTTTTGTTTGTTTTAAAGATGGATTAAAATAAATTATATGACTTTCTTTATTGGATTTATTAATTGTATTTTCTAAAATAGTATTAATAATAGATATACTTGAATTTTCTAATAAATTATTATAATTATTATATACTGGATCAAAATTTGTACTAATTGGATAAAATTTAGGAAACTTTATTAATACTTCATTATTTTCTTCATTTATTTTATTTATTTCATTTATTTCATTTTCTATAGAATTAATATTTTGTCGATTATTTAAAAATGATGATAATGATATATTATTTGTAATATTAGATAAAATTAAATTTTTTGATATGTCTATATTTTTATTAGATATTGTTGTATCTTGGTAAAAATTTTCATTTTTATTATAAAAATTTAAATATATTAAAAATAAAATTATTATTATTACTATTACTATCATATAATATTTGATAGAAAAAAATATATTTATATATTATATTATTATAATATATTATATGGAAAGTAAATTTTTAAATGATATCCAAAAAGCTCCTTTTTTATTTCTAAATGATCATCCATGGGATTATTTTTCTCCAATTTCAAAAGTGATTGATAATTCTCAAGTTAATAATATTTGTGATGATGATACTTTTTACGCCACTTTTATGTCTGAACTAAATATTCAATATTTAAATACAATGATAAAAAAAACAGTATATAATAATAATTGTAATAATTATATTATTACAGATCAAAAAAAAGAACATATGATTCAAATTATGAAAGGTATATATAATGATAATGCCCAACATTTAAATTTTGATCAAAAAAAACAATTTAATATATTAAATAAATTAGTAATAGATTATTGTGTTGATACTATTTTAAAAGAATTAAATATAAGATATAAATATTTTAAAGATAAATTTGGACCATTAGAACTTTTACCTCCACCAATAAGTACATCTATTGCGGGTTCAAAATCTTTTTTACCAAAAATTTCATCTAAATATAAAATTGAAGATATTTATAAAAATAATAAAAGTAATCTAGAAATAATTGATAATATAAATGAAACATCATATAAAAAAATTTATAATAATAATGAAAATGAATATGGAAACATTTTATTAACTAATGATAGAAACAATATGTTTTTAGATAATAAAAATATAACTGATAAGAATATAAAAACAGATTATTATTATCAACCACGAACAACGCCAGGAATTTTTGATGATGATATTTTTTCATCTCATCAAATTATAAAAAAATAATATAAATTTTTAATTATAATTAATTATAATTAAAAATAGTAAATTTTTTGATTAAATAAATATTTAAGCATTAAAATTTTTAGCATATATAAATATTGTACCTCTTGTAGATATTAAATCTGTTGGATCATCATATTCTTCAGAATTAAATATTAATTGTTGAATAACTGGTTCTGGAACAGATGTTGTTAATTGTAATGTTTTTGGTGCATAAATAAAATAATCAGCAGTAATTGCATTATCAGTTTTTCTAATAATTGCAGCAGTTCCAATAACAATTTGTTCTAAACCATTATCTTTTAAACTTGTTTCATCATTTGTTGTTTCTAATGAAACAACAGATCTTAAATATAAAATATCATTTTGAATATTCATTGTATCTTGAAAGTCAATTGGATTTATATTAATTCTTTCATTTCTTAATATATGTGCTGGTATTTGTTCGAATTGTGGTATTGGAGATACTAAATATTTATAATCATTATTAACTGCTAATGTTCTTCTAGGAACATGGAATATTAATACACCATTTGTATATATGACCTCTTGAGTTTTTGGTACAAACATTCCATTCTCTAAATATACCTGAGATTGAGATATGGCTGATTCTAAACTAATAGGAATCATATTTTTATTATTATATGATGATGGTAATCTTAAGGTTAATAATGGTGTTGCGACTACGCGATTTGAAATAACTGGAAAATTAACAGGATTAGCTGTTCCATAAGTTCCAAATATAGGAGTTGTTGAAACTACAATTGGTCTAAATGAAAAAGCAGCAATTAATCTTTTTAAAATAACACCTTCGTCACCAATATATAATAGATCAGGAGCATCATACATTGAAATTTTACATTCATCAATTGCAGTAAAAAAATCATTTCCAACACAATCATAAAATCTTCCAGATCTCAAAGCCAATACATTATTCCATAAATTATTTTGTAAATTACATCTTAATTTAATATCTTTTAATGGAGTATCTGCAGAACAAACAATATCATTAGCATCATTAATCATATGATATAATAAATTTATATCAGCCATATTATTTAATTGTTCTTTACTGTATTTAGATTTAATAATATATGCAATATTAGTATATAAGAAATGTTCTTCAAATAATTTAATTTTTGGTATAAACATTGCAGCTATAACTGGATGGATTGCACATGATGTATTATGTCTTTGAGGATCATATTTACTATGCATAACTTCTGGTGGACAGTCTGAATATTGCATTGATTGTAAGATAACTGAACTATGAGTTCCTCTAGTCATTGTATACATTTTAATAATCTCTTGGACAACTGGATAATCAGAATCTTTAATTATCAATCCTTCATTAGAATAGACATCTCCAAATAATTGAGCCATATTTGTATTTGGTAAAAGAACACCTTGTTCTTCTGATGGTAATCTTGAATTTATTAGTTTTTGATATTGTTTTGTAAATTCATTAAATTCAATATCATCTAAATCATATTTTTCTTTATATCTTTTAGATTCTTTTAATACAATATGTAGAGGTAAACCTTTTGCACCAAATTTTTTCTCAATTAATTTAGCAAATTTTAAAGCTCTACTATTTATTTCATTTAATTTTTCATAAAAAACTTCTTGAATTTTATCTAATAAATTGTCATCATTATATTTTTTTCTTAATTCGATAATAGTACTAGTTGGTATTTTTCCTCTAATACCATCTTTTAATAGTCTTTTTACTTGTTCAGTTACTGCATTATTATTATTATCTTCTTCAGGTCTACGATTACTATTAGACATTTATTATATATAATTAATATAGACAAATTTTTTTTAATTTTAAATTATATTTCATTTAAACTATATATTTTTTTATAATATATATTTCTCATAAAAAAATTGTTAAATATATTTATAGCAATAATAACATAATAATTATAAATGAATACTATTTGGTTAGATAAGTATCTGCCTAAAAAAATATCTGATATTATCGGACATAAAGATATTATAACAACAATATGTGAATGGTTAAAAACATATGATACAAATAATAAATATTCATCAATTATTATATCTGGTATACATGGTATTGGTAAAAGTATAATGATTAAATTAATATTAGAAGATTTAAATTATAATATAATAAATATATCATCTACAAATATTAAAGATAATAAATTATTAAATAAAATTTTATTAAATGTTAATAATTCAAAAATTAATAGTATAATAACAAATCAAAAAACAGCATTAGTTATTGATAATATTGAGAATATAACATTATCTAAAGAAAAAGAAATGTTATTAGATCTATATAAAAATAATGATAAAATAAAAAAAATACCTATTATTTTTTTAACAAATGAACAACATTCTAAATTAATATCCGATATTAAAAAAACATGTTTTGAAATTAAATTAAATTATCCAACTATTGATGAATTTGTTTTTTTCATTAAAAAAATATGCACTAATGAAAATATTAATATTAATGATGAACAAATTTATATAACAATTATTAAATTTACTCAATATGATGTTCGAAAATTAATATTTATTTTACAAGATTTTAAATTAACATTTGGTTCACAATTAATTGATATTGAAAAATGTAAATCATTATTTCAATCATCACAAAAAAAAGATAAAGATATAAGTTTATTTGATGCAACTAGAGAATTATTAAATAATTATAAAAATATAGATAAATGTTTAAATTATTATGAAAGTGAAAAAGTCTTATTACCTCTTATGATTTTTGAAAATTATCCAATAAATTTATTAAATAGAAATTATATAAATAATGAAAATTTATATAAAACAATTAATAATATATCAAATGCAATATCTATTGGTGATGTTATTGAAACTAATATATATACTGATCAAAATTGGTATTTACAAAGTTTACATGGTTTTTATACATGTGCTGTAACAACATATGAATTATCAAAATATAATTTAAAAAATAAAAATTATAATGTTATATTTTCTAGTGATTTAAATAAAACATCTATTAAAAATATTAATAAAAAAAATATAGCTATTATTCAACAAAAAATTAATAAAAATATAAATGATATTTTATTACTAAATAAAATGATATATTATTTATTAAAACGAGAAAAATATATTAAAATAAAATTATTTTTTAAAAAACATAAATTAATGAATAAATATTTAGAAACTATTTTAAAAATTGATAAAACTATTGAAAAAATAAATATATCGCAAAAAATTAAAAAAATAATTGATATAGTTTAATTAAAAATATTATAATAATTTTTTTTTTATTATAATAAAAATTATCTATTTATATCTTATATGGCATATTTCGAAAATAACAGTGAAAATAATAATGACAATTATTATTATTTAAGTCAAGAACTTATCGAATCTCCTGAACATTATGAGACACCATTACAACAACCTGAATTACAACAACCTGAAGCTAATAATTTAAATATTCAACAACCAGAAAATCAACATTTTGAAACTACAGCTTCTAATATTATATATACACCTAGTAATATTATAGATACTCCTAGTAATATTGTTAATACTCCTAGTAATACTACTAATGATATTTATAATATCATATATACTAAAAAAAATAAAAAAAATTGGTGGTTATATATTTTATTATTTTTTTTAGTAGTTTCATTAATAGTATATTATTTTATTGATAATAAAAAAATAAATATTCCAATGAAAGGTGGTTCTTTAATATCAGCAACATTATCTCCTACATCTAGTCAAACAATTGGTTCAACATTTATGTCTATTAATAAACATTTTTATAATTAATTTTGTTAAAAATTTAATAATTTAATTTATACTCTTATATAAATTAAATTTATATTTTATATTTTATATTATAAATATGTTATTATATTTATATAGTTATGAGTAAAAGTTGTAAAAGTAAAAATTGTGAAAGTCATATTTATAATTTTAATAAACATAAATATAAAAAACATATATATTTTAATTCTAGAATGTATAATAAATTTAAAAAAACATATTTTAAATTGACATATAATCAATTATTAATTTTAGATGCTCTATATGAAGATGGTGGAGTTAATAAAAAATATTTAGATTCTAACAAAAATTTAAGATATTCAGAACATTTTGGTTTATTAAGTTTTAATCATACAAAATTAGATAAAATTATTGTTTCTGCAAATACTAATAGAGAAGATCAAAATGATATTGAAATTTTATTACCAACTGATTTACGAGAAATAAAAGATTATGAATATATGTTTCATACACATCCAGCAACACCTCTCCCAGGTTCTAGAATTAAAGATGGTGTATTATATGAATTTCCATCTATATCAGATATATTTCATTTTGTTGATCATTATAATTTAGGAGCAACACAAGGATCTCTAGTAATTACACCAGAAGGTATATATATCATTATTGTAAAAAATAATATTAAAAAAATAAAATATGAGAATAATAAAAAAACATATAATGAATTAATTAATGGTGCATTTCAAATACAAGATAAAGCAATAGAAAAATATGGTTCAGATTTTTCTTTAGAAAAATTTTATACTGAAATTTCTTATGATGACTCTTTCTTAAAATCATATAATGAATTAATAAATATATATTTTAATGATAGTATTAAAATATATTTAAAACCTAGAAAAAAAGATAAAAAAACAAATAAATGGATTATTAATAGTTTAATCTTACCTGTCATTCCATATGAATTAAAATAATATAAATCATTTAAATAATTTCTATTTATAATTTATAAATGAATTATAGTTTATTTTCAGGAATTTTATTATTTGTTATTCTATATATTACAATATATATTAAATTTTTAAAAAAAAATGAAGGTTTTGAAATTAATGGTTTAACAACTGAATCTGTTATTCATGGTAATAGATATTCTGGTATATGTTCTAAATTATGTTGTTTTAGTGGATGGCCAAATAGTATTATAATAAATGATAAAAATGTTTCACAAAGTGATATTGGAACTAAATATGATACTACAAACTATAATTGTAATAATGGTTTTACAACAGGATGTATATGCAATAAAAAAATTTAATACTTTTCCTACTCTGGAACTCGCATTTTTTTAAAAAATGGATCATATAATAATATATCATTCGGTGTTGTATATTTTAAATCTTTTATTTTATATAAATCATCAAACTCTACTAATATTCTACCTCTTTCAGATATATGTTTACCTTTTCTAATACTAGGTGGAATAATTCTATTCACAAAATCTGTTACTTCTTTTGGAACATTTGGCTTTCCATCTGTATCACATGAGAAAAAATCACTAATAAAACCCTTTGAAACTAATGTATTAAAAAAATAATGAACATCATAAAATTTATGTCCTTTTGCTTTTATATTAATTTTATTTGTCCAATCAGCATCAACTTTTGCATTTTCTACTAATCCTGGAATACATGCAAAATCAAAATCCCATATTTTGCATCTAACACCTGTATTTGGAACAAAATATTCTTTCCCATTTATTGTATATTTATAAGTATTAAAATTTGATCTTTGTGTAATCTTTTTAATTAATATATTATTTGCTTTTAAATCATTATGTCTGAATGTAGGATATTTTGCCTGAATAATTGCTAATCCTGATAATATCTGAAAAAATATAACTTTCCATTCCTTTACTGTTAATTCTGTATATTGTTCTCTTAAATATTCTAATAAATCTGAACCATCTGCCCATTCTGATATTAATATTGAAACATCATCATAAAAATCTCCATCTTCATATCTTTTTATAAAATTATCATATTTCTTTGAACCTATTATCCCATTCTTTGTTAATGTTATAAATGGATGAATTTTTGTATTAAATGTTGCAATCGGTAAAACTATATGAGGTGTTTGATTATTCACAACAAAATATGATAATACTTTTAACATCATTAATTCAGCATTTTCTGGTCTAGTTAAATCATTTATAGAACCATAATTTTCTTTTCTTGGATATGCAACTATTTTAACCGCATAATTAATAACTATCTCAGGATGATTTGGATCTGGTATTGATATTCCTTTAAATGTATGTCCAGTTGTCCCTGATTTAATATATAATAATTTCCCCCCTATTTTTTGTATAATATCTTTAAAACTTATTAATTTCTTCTGAAAAATATCTCTTATATCTTTACTTTTTTTATTCTCTGAATTTTCTGAAATTTGATCAAAATCAAACATCGGTTCTAAATCTGTTCCTTCTAATAATAATTTTATAAATTCTATTCTCTCAGTAATACGATTAAAATTATTTTGTTGTTTTGTTAAATATAATTTTTGCATTTTAGTATCATTATCATTTATAAAATCACTCATTGATATTAATAATATTATATCTTTATAATATTTTTTTAAATTAAATTTAAAAAATATAATTTTAGATTAATTATTTTAAAATTTATAAAATATATTTTTTCTAATAAATTAAAATCTATAATATTTATAATTATGTCAAAATTATATTACAAATATAAAATGAAATATATTAAAAATAAAATAAACTATCTTCAACAATATGGTAGTTCCATTATTGATATTTATGATGATAATGTTGAAGAATTAATTAAAGATGATATTAAAGATGATAATTATATAATTAATAAAACACTTAGTCCTAAAGCAAAATTATTAAATTATGTAGATGAGATATGTTCATTATCAAAAAAACAGATATTGAATCAAATATCATTTAATGATTTTATTGATAATAAAGATATAGATATTCAAGAGGTCGATAATTATAATATATTTTATTCACAAATATATTATAAAATAAAAACAAGAAATGATTTTACGATTATACGACCAGTTTTAAATGTAATTTTAAGTGATATTATAAAAAGATTAACGAATCATAATTATTGTTTTTTTTATGATAATGAATCTGAAAAATGTAATCGTAATATTTATTGTTCTTATGACAATATAGATAAAAAATGTAATTATGAAAAAAATACTGGATTATCTTTTAGAGAAATAGAAAGAAAAAAAGCTTTCCATAGAGAATTTGAAGATATCGGTTTAAAAAGAAATTTTGCAAAACAACATGAATTTTACATATATAAATATGATCATACAAATAAAATAATTATACGAGATGTAGAGAGAAATATTTTTAAATTATTAAATACATTAATAGATGAAATAAATAGTATATATGAATTATGTCCATATATTGAATCAATAATGGTAATATTAAATTATATTATAATAATTTCACAAATAGGATATAAAAATATGGAATCACCTGAAATAATTAAAAAATCATATTTAGCTATTAATTATTTATCTAAAAATAGTTTGCCATTCTTAGAATTATTATTAAATAAATTTGATGAAGGTGTAATATTATTCCCTACTTTTACTAATTTAGGTTATGATTATTTCCTAAAAATGGGTGATATTCCATTTTTTATAGTAGGGATGCAAACACAAATACATAAATATGCACATGTTAGTCAAATGTCTCCAATATCCTATTTTTATCATGATATTATTCATGCATTCCATTATTATAATCATACTATATCTAGAATTGACAAAGGATTTAATATTATTCAAAGTAATATGAATAAAATGATTATATATCAAATTAGTAATATGTATTCATCTATAAATGAATCATCAATATTTTATAATGAATTTCATCATGATAATAAAGATGAAATGAATTTTAGAAAAAAATTATCTAACAATATTAAATTAATATTATTTTTTCTAATTCATGAAGAAAATATAGGCTATCATGATTTAAATAATTTTTATGATAAACTCCAAAAAAAAACTTATCATACTAATTATACTAATGAATATATTATATCTAGTAAAATTTTAGAAGAATATAAAAGAGATTTTAAATTTGAAACAGATATAGATATAATACAAAAAAAATATTATACAGATGAGCCAATAGATATTTTTAGAAAAAATCTAATGTTAGCAATATTAACATTACAATATATTATTAAAAATATGTCTATTGATATTAAAAATATAAATGATAATATCAAAAAATGGAATAAGAATGAATTATTAGATAATGTTTTTGGTGATAAAAAAGATTATTTAATTGATCCAAATACAACTTTTACATATATTGATGATTATCAAATATCAATATACTTGGATTTAATAAGACAATTAGATATTATTGATTATAAAGATATATTTTCTGAAATTATTGATTTAAAATCTTATACTGAACGTAAATATATACCAGTTTATGATATTCTAGTCGAAAATATTAATAAAAAGGATGAAACATTTTTAAGAAATACACGTTCAATATTAGTAAAAACAATCATTAAAATAAGAGATTATAATATGATTAATATAATTAATATTTTTTTTGATAAAAAACCTAATGAAGAAAAAATAGAATTTATATATGAATATATTACAAATTTATATTTAGGTATTGAAAAAAAAACATTATTATTCATAGAATTATGTAATTCTATGAAAACAAATCAATTCAATATCAATATAGAATTAATAGATAAAATTATATTATATTATAAAGATTTCAATACAATTTCTAAAATATTAACTGAAATAATAAAACAAATTATTGAAATATAATTATTAAATTATAAATTATTATTTATTTACAATTAATTATATATTGATAATCTTCAGGATCAATTATTTCAATTTCTTTAATTTCATTCTTTTTCATTTTAATATATTTATCTATAGTATTCCATGTACCTATATACTTTTGAAATAAATTAACTACTCCATTTTCTATCTGTTTTATAGTTAATTCTTTATCTATTTTACTTTTTAAATTAATTATAAATGTTTGCCAAATTTTTGATCTTAAAATTAATTTTATCAATTTAAAATTTCTATAATATATTAGTTTTTTAATTTTATTAATAATTTCATTTTCTTTATCATAGTTTTGAATAATATGATTTATATCAGATATTTGCAAATCATGTTTTATTAAAAAATATTCTATTTCTTTATGTAATTGATTTAATAATGTTAAATCAATTAAATCATTTATATCAATATTAATTATTTTATTACAATTTTCTAAATATTCTCTATAATTTTTTGGTAAATTTACAAATTTTTTAGATTCCATTATATTATTATTATATATATAATATAATTATTATTTTTTATTATTTTATATCAAAGTATATAAAATAATATATTTTTAATATATATATGAATATTAATAATTTTAATAAAATAACTATAAATCATAATAATTCTACTTTTATTATTGAACCAAAACAATTATTTTATGTATATTCTAATGAAAAATTATTTAAAATTGTAGTCATGTTTAATATATCTATGATAACAGATGATAATATTATTTCATGTAATATACCATATTATATGTCTGATGGTCATACTAATTATTTTAGAGCAAATATGTTATATCCTTTTAATTTATTTAATAATATAAAGAATCCATGGACTCATAGTTATGTTGAAAATATGTTAATAAAAACATCTCTAGTTAAAAATATCAATATGGAATTATTTAATGAATATATATTAAATGAAACTAGAAAAAATCTTATAGAATTAGAAAAAACATCAGAAGAAGCTGATGAATTAATTACAAAAATTAAAAATTCTGAAATGAGATTAATTTCTATTCTTTCTAGAATTAATAATTTATTAGATTTTTTAATAGCAATAAATGTAGAATTAATAATTAATGATGAAATAATTGATAATAATATATTTCGACCAAATTATATAGAAGGTATAGAAAGATATATTGGAATAAATGAAATAGCAAAATATTCTAATAGAAAAGATATTGGAATTGAAGATGATTTATTTAGAAAACATCTTTATTTATTTTTAAATTCATATGCAAAAAAATTTATTGAAGCAAGTTTATATACTCTTGAAAAAATTATTTTAGAACCTCAAGATATTAGTATAATAGATTTTAATAATATGTTAAATTTTTGTAATCCTATACGACGACAAATATCACCAGAAACACAAGAAAAATATGATAAATATGTAATATTATCAAGATTTATATATGATATATTTACACAAAAATTAGTTGGACAAGATATTGGAAAATTCAATAGAACATTATTTGAATCAGAAATTATTACTCTTGATAATAATCTATTATTATTTCATGCAAGTTGTCGGGAAGAATTTAAATGTGATTCAGATGATGAAACATATGGGGGATATAAAAAAAAATATTTGAAATTAAAAAATATAAATAAGCAAATTGGAGGTTATGATAATTTATTGATACATATTAGTGGTCCACAAGGAGCAGGTAAAACAACATTAGGTAGTAAATTAAAAAAAAAATATAATGATAAAATTTATTTTAAAGATATGGATGATATATATTATAAATTTAATAATCAAGATAAAATAAAAGATTATCAACAATTTATTAATTATATTATTAAAAAATATAATGATAAACCTTTAATTATCGCAGGATTAACTGCAGAAAGATGTCAAGAAGATATGAATGATGAAGATGAAACTTTTTTTACTATTGATACACAATATAAATATCTAATAGATATTGGTGAAACTGATATTTTACGACAAAGATTTTTAAGACAAGTTTCTAGATTATATGAAAGAAAAGATATATATTTTAATTCTTGGTTAAAAGATAATGAAAAAATGCAAAAAAAATTTTTTAGATTTGTTAATTTAAATAAATGGAAAAGTAATAATTTTGCTTGTAATGATATTCATATAAAACATGGATATAAATTAACAAAAAGAAATGATATATTTAATCAAATATCTGAATTAATTGATAATTATTTATAATTTATTTCTCTTCTATAACTATATGACTTTTAAAATAAATATTCTTTTTCTGGATAAAAATTATCTATAAATATTTAAAATATAAAAAAAATATTCTTTCCCTGGATAAAAATTATCTATAAATATTTAAAATATAAAAAAAATATTCTTTCCCTGGATAAAAATTATCTATCAATATATTAATGTATAAATATTTAAAATATAAAAAAAAATATTTACAATATGGAAAAGGATACGGAGAATTATTATCTAAAATTGAAGAACATACACCAAAAATAGATAGTGATAATTTTATTACTATAATACATACAACTACTTGTGATTTTAATTTGAAAGATTGTGATGTAATTTCTTATATTATATCAGAAACAAATGATAAAGCTAATTTTTATAGGATACACCCCCCACTAATTGAAAATCAATATATTCTTAAAAAATTAGATATATATATAGAAAATGTAACTGGATGGATACCTACATTTATAGAATTATTTAAAGAAAATAATATAGAATATGATATTCATAATGATAATTCCACAAAAACATTAATAATTACAGATCTTTATAAAGAATTATTAAAAATAATATCTGATTTAATTATAATAAATAATTATAATAATAAAACATTAACAATTACAAAAAAAATAAGAAAAACTATCGAATTTAATAATATTGAATATAAACATTTTATTGCTATCAATTTTAATGATATTGAAGCAAATATATATATTGATAGTGATAATATAATTAATTTATCTTTTGAACAAAATAATGAGAAAATTATTGGATATAGTGAAATTATCTTTGATATTTTTGAATCTTATATAAATGTATATGAGGGAAGAACTACTAGTGAAATATGTTATGCGATTTATAAATATTTACCACTAATTATTGCAAATATTACAAGACTAAAATTTTATACATAATAACAATATGAGATAAATTTTTATCTTTAATGAAAATTTATCTCATATTGTTATTATGTATAATTTTTCGATAATAAATAATCATGAAATTAAATTATCATGTAATGTACCATATTATACACCCAAAAAAAATGGTTTGGGTCACTTAAAATTAAACGTATTAAGACATTTTTATAAAAATGTCTTAATAATATTATTAAAATTACAATATTCAATTAATTTATAAACTTGATTAGTTAAATCTTTATTTTGTTTATATGTAGAAACACGAGAATAAATAATATTAACACAATTAAACGATGGTAATGGTTTTCTTAAAAATTTATAAACAGATTCTTCATTATAATCATAATTACCATTAGGTAATTTATTATTAATAATTTTACGTTTTAATATATTATGTAAAAGTTGGTCTAGTTATACCTAATATTTTTAATACTTCTTCAGATTTCATATTATTTAATAATATATCTTTTATTTTTAAATATAATTTTAATAGTTTTTAATACTTTTTCTACCCTGAATTAATTAATAATTATTTATAATTTATTTCTCTTCTATAACTATATGACTTTTCAAATAAATAAATTTTATAAATTAACTATAAATCATGATTCTATAAATTATGTGGCTGAACCAATACAAATGTATCATGTTTTTATAAGAGAAAATTATTTATCTCATATTGTTATCATGTATAATTTTTCTATAATAGAAAATGATATTTTGAAACTATCATGTGATATACCATATTATATGTCTGATGGTTGGACAAATCATTTTAGAGCAAATATGTTATATCCTTTTTATTGTTTCAATAAACAAACTAGTCAAAATACTCCAAAAACTAATGAATTTCATGATAATGTATTGATAAAAAATACTCTTGTTGAAAATATGAATATTTCTATATTAAATGAAGATATACTTGATAAAACTTTTTATATGTTAATAAATAAATTAAGAATGTCTCCAAAAAAAACTGCTCAATCTATTAAAACTATTATTGATAATAGTTTAGAACAAACTATTGACTTATATTCAGTTCTACCAAGAATTATGAATTTATTAAATTTCTTAATAGCTATCAATGTAAAATTTATTATTAATAATGAGTTTGGTGATAATATTATTGATTTTAAAATATTTCGACCTAATTATCAACATTCTTTAGAAAAATATACAGAAATAGATATTAGTGAACCATCTACATATCCTAATGGAAAGAGTTCTACAAATCAAGATGATGTTTTTAGAATATATTTGTATTCATTTTTTAAATTACGTGCAAAAATGTTTATAAAAGCTAATTTATATACATTAGATGAAATTATTTTAGAACCAATAATATCTGATATAGATAGTTTTAATGATATGTTAAATTTTTGTGAAAATGATAATATAACAGAAAATACTAGAAATAATTATGATAATTATATATTATTTTCTAATAATATTTTTGATATTTTATCAATAAAAATTAATAAATGTTTAGAAGAAAATACTCTTCTTTCCGAAGAAGAATTAATAATGTTATCTGAATTTAAAGCTTTATTTAGTGAGAGACAATATTCTTGGACAGTTGAAGAAGATCTACAAGGATTTAAAAATGCATCTTGTAAAATGTCTGGAGCTGGTAAATATAGATATTTTAAAAATAAATATAAATATCTAAAAAAATCTTTATTCTAGTTCTTGTATAAAATCAATTAATTCAATAATATTTTTTGTTAATTCCATTAATGGTTTAATATCATCAATATTATAATAATTTATAATATCACCATAACCCATATTTGTGTCTGTAATATGTAATCTGTTAGTTTTTGATTCTAAATATATTTTATACATATCTAGGAGATGTTGTGATGCATTAGATGGATTATTCATACCCATTGCCATATTATTACAATATTTATAATTATAATAATTTATATTATAATCTTGTTTTCCACATATATCAAAAATATCATTAATTAAGTCATAAATTTTATTTTGTTTAGTGGTAAACCAATATGTAAAAATATTTTGATTTCTAATATTTTTAGAATTACAAGATTCTTGCCAAGATTTTTTTTTCTGAAAAATTTTAAAATCATTGCAAAAATCATCATAATTAACAATATAATATTCTTTGGATTTTAAATTTATTTTTTGTATTCTTGTAATAAATTCAGAATTCTTAATATGTTCAGGTAAATTATTTACTTTAGGAATGAGTTCTTCAAAAACATAATTTATTAAAGGATTTAATTCTTGACCAATTACATATTTTTGAATCCATATATAATCATCTGTTATTTTATTATATTTATTTAATAAAAGTTCTTGGTTTTCATTTTTTATTGATTTTAACATTTCTATTGTAAATATATATTTTTTTGGATCCATACCATTATATTCATAACGAAAATCGATACTACAAGTATAACCATTACTAAAATTATTACAATAAGTATTGTAATATCCATAATTAAATGTCATTGTATTTTGTGAATTAAACATTTGTAAAATTCTTAATAGTTTATTATCTTGTTCTTTTTCGTATTGTTTTTTTAATTTTTCTTCATATTCACGTTTTTGTTTTTCTAATAATTTTTTTTTAATTTTATCTTTTAATAATTTTTTTTTATTTTTTTCTTCAAGTTCAAATTTCTCTAATTTACTAATATTTGATGATTTTTTATCTTTTAAATTAGTAGAAATTTTATATCTATCAATTGCATCTTTTAAATTTCTATTTGGTATTAAATTATTTTTATCAATAGGTTGTCTTGTAATTGGTGATATTGAATTTGGTAATCGTAAAATTGCATTTCTTTCATAAGTATATCCATCAGTGCAAATTACTGGATCTTCAAATATTTCAAATGTTATTGGACAAATAAATTCTTGATATGTATTCATCTTTATAATTAATATATTTTAATTAAAATATATTAATTTTTCATTTTTTTGTTATAAACTCTAATCTAATTCTTATCTATATCTTAACTATAAACTATATCTAAACTATTATCTCATATTCTTTTTTAAATTTATTCCTTTCATTTTCTTTTTCTGTTAATTTAATATATTTTATCTTATCCCATGAAAAAAATGGTTCTAAAAATTCTATCTCTGGGATAGCTTGCCAAAATTTATTGGCTAATTGAAAATCTTGACTAATTGTTTTTGGAAAATATTCTGGCAATCTTAACATTACTTTCTTATATTCTGATGGCAATAAATATGAACTTTGTATTGGTAAAACCATAAATAATTGTTGCAAGGGATGAATTAATTTACAATAATCATTTTCTCTAGGATATATATTTTCCATCTTTTCAATTTCCTCTTTATTCTCTAAAATCCATTGATATATATCTGAAACAAATGGTAATCTATGATGTTTAAAATAATATTTATAATCTGAACATTTATCAAAATAATAATATGATGTCCAATATAAAGTCTTAAAAAATCCATTAATTATATTAGAAATATTTTGATTAGAATAATAATGTTTATAATATTTATCTTTAGAATCTTCAATTTTTGTATTTTCTTTTCCTAATTCAAATAAATCTGGAATTTTAAACATTAAATTTTCAATATGATGTAATTCTAAATTATATGGATCATTATGACTACATGGTGGAATATATTTTCTAATATTATATTTAGTTCTAAAATATGTTTCTTCTTCAAAAGTTAAATATCTAAATAATGTTTTAATAAAATTATATGATATTTTTATCTTTGGTTTTGTTTCAATTAAAAATTCATATTCTTTTCCTGAATCTTCAAAAATTTCATTAAAACTTTCTTGATAACATCTTAACAATATTTCTAAACCTGATAAATTTTTCTTATGAACTGTTAAATTAACTGATGGCAAACATGGTAAAAAATCATTTCCTAATAAAAATCCCATAAAAATATAATCTTGAATAAATCTATCTTTATACAATTCTAAATTATTTAAATCGGTTAAACATTCTGTCATATCTTCATAAATACATTCTTTCATAGAGTCAATAGAGACAAAACAAAAATCATCATCAGATTTTATTTTTTGGAATTCAGTTACTTCTCTTAATAGATACATATTTGATGCTTCAGATGCTAGGGCTAAATATAATAAATCTGCATCTAATCCATATATCATTCTATTTTTTTTTTCATCAATATGTTTTTTAATATATTGGAGAATTTTATGTTCTCCTTCACCGGTGGTATTTGCAGATGAAAATATATATTTAATTTTATTAGAATTTAATTTATTATTTTCTTTTTTTAAATTTAAATAATTTAATATTGCATATGTTATTCGTGCCATAAATTCAGTTCCCGGAGTAATTGCTGAATTATTCCACATTTTTATATATTCCACATTATGTTTTTTTGCAATATTTTCTTTTATTTCATTATCTGCTATAGATTTAAATCTTCGTAATCGTTGATGTTTTATTTTTGCCATAGGTGCAACACCATCAATTGCTATATAAACTAATGAATTTGGATTTACATAATTTATAATTTTTTCAATATAAATAATTATTTCTTTTATCATTTTTTCTTCTAATTTTGTTGGATTTGTAATTAATAATGATTGATTTTCATTAAAAACTTTAAAACAAACTGGATGGATTAAACAATTTGCATCTAAAAATAACTCATTAATACAATTAATATTCTCATCACTAGAATTTAATTTCGAGAATACAAAATTTTTATTTGCATATTTAGAATACAATGAAACAAAAAAGCCTGGAACGCCCATTTTTAATTAATATTTATTATAATAAATATATATAAATATCAATTTTTTATATATGAAAATAAAAATTTTATCTTTCTATTATATATATATAATGTCAAAAGTAAGTGAATCATCGATAGATATTAATTTTGAGCATTCTGCTGATTTTTCTCAAACAACTGAAATGGAAACTAAACTTCGTGATATTTTAAAAAATAAATTTGGAGGCGATGATAAAAAAGAAAAATTAACCTCAGATGATGAAATGGATGGTGGAGATAATCGTAATTTTACTAATAGTATAAATGTTGATTCTGGATTAGTTGGAGGTATTAAAAAATCTCGTAAAAAAAGTTCTAAACCATCTAATAGTTCTAAAAAAGCTTCTAAACCATCTAAAAGCTCTAAAAAAGCTTCTAAACCATCTAAAAGCTCTAAAAAAGCTTCTAAACCATCTAGAAGCTCTAAAAAAGCTTCTAAACCAACTAGTTCTAAAAAATCTAAATCAATGAAAGGTGGTAAAATTGATTTGATTGGGGGTAAAAAAAAAGCATCTAAAAAAGCATCTAAAAAAGCATCTAAAAAAGCATCTAAAAAAGTATCTGAAGAAGTATTGAAAGAAGTATCTAAAAAATCTTCTAAAAAATCTTCTAAAAAATCTAAATCAATGAAAGGTGGTAAAAAAAAAAATTATAAAAAAGCATCTAAAAGTGCTCCAAAAAAAGAATCTAAAAAAAGTTCTAAAAAAGTAGATTCTATGTCTGTTAAAAGTTCTAAAAAAAGTTCTAAAAAAAGTTCTAAAAAATTAAAAAGAGAATTACCACCAGCATTAGTAGAATTTCAAAAAATTATCAAACATGTATCTGGTAAATTAGGGAAAGGTGGAAAAACTGCTATGAAAATTGCTTCAGTTTTAAAAAAAGAAATTGAAGCTAAAACTCCAGGTCTATCAGCTAGTGAAATAGCACAAAAAGCTATTAAATTATATGATGAGAATCCTAAAAAATATAAAGCTGAATAAATATAATAATATATAAAAATTTATTCACCTTTATATTTTTTAGTTATACTTATTAGTTATACTTATTAGTTATACTTAATAATTTAATTTTATAAATTATTAAATATTATTTTAATTTTCATATATTAAAACATTAAATTCATCTTCTTGATCATTATTACTTAAAACAATTTCTAAAACTTGTGGTTTTCTACCAATATCTATTATTTTATTAGCTTCAACAGTATTACTAATCGGATGTATAACATTATGAAATGCTTGAGAACTTGCAACATCTATTCTCCAAACTTTATTACTACATGTTGAATTAATATTTATTTTTAATTGAGGTGTATGACCAACAACTATTCCTTTTAAATTTAATAAATCTATTATAGGTTCAACCTCTTTTTTACATCTACTATCATCAATTGATAGATTTGGTTCTAAATTACCAAATATTCTAGGCCAAAATGGTGATATATTACCTGATAATAATTTCTCAATATATTCACTATCTTTTATATTAATAGAATTTAATAACCATAAACTTATTGTTTTATTAATAATATCTATTGATTCTATATTACTAATTTTATTGTCTTTATGTTTAATTGTTGTATCTATTAATCTATCTAATATTCCTGCATGAACAAATAAATATTTATCTATTATCATAGCTGATTGTCTAGTACATGCTAAAAATGTTGCTAAATTATGTTTATTATCAAATATTAATTTTTTAGATTCTAAATCAAATGCTTCTATTCGTTTATCAATTATATTATCTTTTTCTTTTTCCTGAAATTGTTTTAATCCTAAATATGATACATATTTCATATTTCCTAATACATTTAATATTTCATGATTTCCTAGTAATGAATATACAGCACAATCAACTTGTAATGCCATTAGATGTAATTTATGAAAAAAAAACAAAATCTCTAAATCAGATGCTTCATCATTATGTGTTTGATCTTTATTAATACAATCATTAGATAATGGACGACATCTATCTACTTGATCTCCAACTTGAACTACTATTGTTTTTTTTCCAATCCATTCATAATATTTAATACTTTCTTTATCTTTATTAATAAATTTTAATTCTATTGATTTATTAGTTTTATTATTAACTTTTTTAATAACTTTTGCAACTTTTAAACAATTAATTGCCAATTGTAAATCACCATGTATATCACCAATTGCTATTATTCTTTCAATTTTAGAACGATCACTATTTACTATTGATGGTAAATCTGGAAATTGTAATTGTGAACATTTATTACCACCATTTTGATTATTTGGTTTTAATAATATTTTATGTAATTTATATTTTTTCATTATAAATATCTTAGATATAATTTAAAACTTTATACATATTTTTTAATCTTACTATAATATAATTTTTCTGCTGTAATTGGATTATATATCATATTATCATCAGATATATTTTTAATATTATAATAGTTATTATATTTATTATTAATATCTTCTAATGTTATTGGTATTTTATTTATCCATTTATAATCATAATCTATTTTTTCTTTAAAAGTAGTATTAATATCTTGAATATCATATAATATATTTTTATAATGTTCAAATATTTTTTTATTATTATTTAAATAATATAATATTATTATACAAATTACTATTATTGTTATTAATATTTTTTCCATTACTATAATACTAGATTTTTAATACAATGCAAATTTTTCTTTTTCAAAACCATTCATATTTAAATATTTTTTATGAAATGTAAATTTATTATTTTCATTTTCATTTTTATTTTCATTTTCATTTTCATTTTCATTTTCAACTTTTATTTCACTATTTTCAACTTTTATTTCACTATTTTCAACTTTTATTTCACTATTTTTTATAAGTTCATCTATTTGTATTTCAGTACTTTTATTTATTATAGTTTTATTTATACCATCATTTAAATCAATATTCTTTATTATATCATTTTTTAAATCTTTTGGTATATTTTTTATTTTTTTCATAATATGTAATTTATTTTCAGGATCTATTTTTGAATTTAATATTTTAACTATTATCATTTTTTTTGATTTATCATCAATAGATTTTTCTATTATATTATCTATTATTTTTAATAAATATTTGTCTTTTAAATCTCTATTCATTATTCTATCTGTCATTTTTACAACATTATGGGGTTTCATATTACATTTATATAATTTATCTATTATTGAACTAGTTTTTAATGGATATTTATTTAATAATATCAAACCTGTATTAAATTTATGTTTATCAGATGCAATAGAATTAAATATTTTATCTTCTAATATTCTTCTATCATATTTATTTATATTTGGATTAACTAATAATTTATTAATTAATTCAATTTTATTATCTGATGTAATTTGAACACTATCTGTAATTTTATCTATAAATTTTTGTTCAACTAAATATTTTTGAGCTTGATATATTATTAATATAAACATAAATGTTAATATTATTCCTAAAGATAAATTTTTATAAGATATATAAAATATTAATATTAATAATAATATTTTGATTGGATAATTGTTAAAAAATAATAATATTTGTTTTGGTAAAAATGGTATTATAAATATTGAAAATACAACTATACCTATAATTATATATTTTGTCAATATTTTATTTTCAAGAAAATTATTTAACGTATTTTTTACAGTATCTAAATTCATTATATATTAATATAAGATAATATTTTATCTTAAATTTAATATAATTGAAATAAAATATTATTGTTATTAATATAACATTATAATAATAAATAAAATATTGACAAAATATATAATTATAGATAATAAATACAAATAAGTTTTTTACTGTCAGAACTTCATTATTAAAAAAAGAAGTTGAATCTAAAATATCAAGTGAAAAAAAAGAATTTGAATCTAAAATATCAAGTCTTTTAGCAAGTGAAAAAGAAAAAGCTATTCAGTTATATAATACAAATCCTACAAAATATAAAGTAAAATTTAATATTTTTTGTAATTCAGTAAATTTAATAATTTAACAAAAAATTGATATAAAATAATATTGTTATTAATATTACAATATTATAATATTATTTTATGATTTCTAGAAATGGTTATGTTATTAAAAAAAAATTAGTTAATCCTGAACTTGAAAAATTAATAAAAAATGATTTAATTGTTACTCCTGAACTTGCTACAGATTATAAAATTCCTCAATCTTTTAAAGTTTATCGTGAAGATAAAGAATTTTATTATTTGCCTAGATATTGGGGATTAGAAAATATTGATATTGAACCTGTTATTAAATTTAAATATAAAAAAAAACATATTGCAAATTTTAAATTTAAAGGTATTTTAAGAAATCATCAAATGGATATTATAAATACAATGATTGATATATTTTATAATAAAAAAACAAATAAATTAAGATCATGTGCGTCATCTATTATTTCTGTTCCAACAGGTTATGGAAAAACTGTTTTAGCAATATATATGATGTGTTTTATTAAGAGAAAAACATTAATTTTTTGTCATACTAAAAATTTATTTGATCAATGGATTGAAAGATTAACAGATTATATTGATGTTGTAAAAATAGGTGTTATTCAAGGTTCTATATGTAAAATAAAAAATTGTAATGTAGTATTATGTATGATTCAAACTATAATTAATAATAAAATTGATTATACAACTTTATTAAAACATTTTGATTTTGCTATTTATGATGAATGTCATCATATGAGTGCCCAAACTTTTTCATCTGTTCTACATATAATACAACCTCCTTTTTCATTAGGTTTAAGTGCTACTCCAGAAAGACAAGATAAATTAGAAAAAGTTTATAAATGGTCTCTTAATGAAATTGGATATATAATAAATGGAAAAATAGATCAAGATGTAAAAATACAAATATATAAATTTAATAAAACAAATGATAATAAATATAAAATGTTAGTTAATAGATATACAAAAAAAGCAAATATATCTCAAATGATGACAAATCTAACTGAAATAAAAGAAAGAAATGATTTAATAATAAAAATTATTCAAAAAACTTTAAATGAAGCAAATAATAGAAAAATAATTGTATTATCAAATAGAATAGAACATTTAAATAAATTAAAAGATATTTTAGAAATTTTATATCCTGGAAAAACATCTTTATATATTGGTAAAATGAAAAAAGATCAATTGAAAATTGCTGAAGGAAAACAAATTATTTTAGCTTCTAATAATATTGCTGAAGAAGGTTTGGATATATTTGCTTTAGATACAATTTTATTATGTAGTCCAAAATCTAGAATTTTACAGGCATGTGGACGAATTTTAAGAAGACAAAAACATCAATATGAAAATATACCTTTGATGATAGATATTAATGATATGTTAGGATTATTTAATGCAATGAATAAAAAGAGAATGACACAATATAAAGAAAAATATTTACAATCAGAAAAAAGTATATTAGAAATATATAAATATGATAATGAAACAGAATTTGAAATTAAATTTGAAACAAAAATAAATTATCAAGATAATAAAACTCCAATTGAAATAACAGATTTTATAGATATAAATCAAAATAAATATATGTTTGATTCTGATTCTGATTAGATATTTTATATATTATTTTTAATTATAAAATATCTATTTATATAATTTATATAAAATTATATAAATATAATTATAAATATAATTTATCTAAATTATATTTATATGGTATATAATTTAATATTTTATACAACATTAGTTAATAATATTAAAAATAAAACGATAAATAGTCTAGTTAATTATGATATAACTGGTTATAATTTATCAAATATTAATTTAACTAGTTTTGATTTTTCAAATTGTAATCTATCATTTGTTAATTTTACTGATTGTAGTTTAAATTCAGCAACATTATCATTTTGTATTATGGACTCCACTATATTTAATAGAACATATCTAAAAAATGCAAATATTCTTGATTGTAGTTTATCAAAATGTAATTTATCAACATCATTTTTAACTGGTTTAAACATTAATTCAAATATTTTTACAAATTTAATTTTAGGCAATGATATGTCTTTTAATGTTTTAGCTAATACATATATTAAAAGTGATTTATCTAATATAAATTTTTCATCTTTTAATTTAAATTATTCTATTTTTAAAGATTGTTCTTTTAATAATACAAATTTTTCATCTTCTACATTAATTTATACAGATTTATCTGGTTCTAATTTATCAAATGCTAATTTAAATAATACAAAATTAATAGATGCTTCATTAAATAATACAATTTATCGTAATAATAATAGATTATATAGAACAAATTTTACTAAATCTAATTTAAATTATTCAGATTTTTCTGGTTGTGATTTATCTAGTGTTAATTTAACAAATGTTAAATTAAATAATTCATATTTGAATTCTGTTAATTTAAATGGAAATACTGATTTATCTAATAATTTAAATCTAAATTATATTAAATTTAATAATGCAAATCTAATAAATGCAAACATATTAAATTCTTCACTAAATTATTCTTCTTTTAAAAATACAAAATTATATAATACTAATTTTACTGATTCTAATTTAGCTTTTACAGATTTTTCTGGTTGTGATCTATCTAATACTATATTAAATAATACAATAATTACTGATTCTTCTTTATGTTCTATTAATTTCCAATATAATCCTAATCTATATAATACTAATTTTACTAGATCTAATTTAAATTCTTCAGATTTTTCTGGTTGCGATCTTTCAAATACTATTTTTATAAATGCATCTTTAAATAATGCATTTTTAAGATCTACAAATTTAATTTTAAAAACAGATCTATCTAATAATAATAATTTAACTAATATTAATTTTAATTCATCTAATTTAATGAATGCTAATTTTTCTAATTCAAATCTAAATAAATCTAAATTTAATAATGCTAATTTATATTTAACAAATTTTGAAAAATCTAATTTAAATTCATCAGATTTTTCTGGTTGTGATCTCTCAAATACTATTTTACAAGATGTATCATTAAATAATTCATTTTTAAATTCTACAAATTTAAGTTTAAAATCAGATTTATCTAACAATCAAAATTTAACTAATATTAATTTTAATTTATCTAATTTATTCAAAACTAATTTATCAAATTCAAAATTAGATAACTCTACTTTTAGAAATGCTGATTTATATTTAACAGATTTTTCTGAAGCTAAATTAACTCGAACAGATTTTTCTGGATGTGATCTATCTAATAGTATATTAAATAATGCACAAATAACAGATTCTTCTTTATGTTCAACAATATATAAAAATAATATAAATCTATATAATACTAATTTTTCTAAATCTAATTTAATTTATTCTAATTTTTCAGGTTGTGATTTATCTAATACTAATTTAACAAATGTTAAATTAAATAATAGTAATTTAAATAATACAAATTTAGTATCTAAAACAGATTTATCTAATAATAAAAATTTACTTGATATAAGTTTTAATTTTGCTGATTTAACATCTATTAAATTAACAGATTGTTCTTTAAATTATTCTAATTTTAGAAATTCTAATTTATATTATACAGATTTTAGTGGTTCGACATTAATTTATTCAGATTTTTCTGGTTGTGATTTATCTTATACTAATTTTAAAAATACTCAATTAAATAATTCATTATTTAATTCTACAAATTTAAGTTCAAAAACAGATTTATCTAATAATAAAAATTTAATTAATATTAATTTTACTAATTCTAATTTTATCAATACTAATTTATCAAATACTAATTTAAATAGATCTCTCTTTAGAGATGTGATATTTTACAATACGGATTTTACTGGATCTTTATTAAATTCTACAGATTTTTCAGGGTGTGATTTATCAAATACTATTTTAAATAATAGTTCAATAACGGATTCTTCATTATGTAATACTAAATATACAAATAATCAAAATTTATATAATATAAATTTTTCTAAATCTGATTTAAGATTCTCAGATTTTTCTGGTTGTGATTTATCTAATGTTATTTTTAATAATAGTAAATTAACTAATTCTCAATTATATAATACTAATTTTAATAATACAAACAAAAATTTAAATAATACAGATTTTACTAATTCTGTTATAGATTATTCAAATTTAAATGATTGTGATTTATCAAGTGTAAATTTAAATAATACATCTATTCAAAATTCTAATTTACTCTATACAAATTTTAGAACTAATAAGAATTTATTTAAAACTAATTTTTATAATTCTAATATAAATTATTCAGATTTTTCAGGTTGTGATCTATCTAATGTTGTTTTAAATAATACAAATATTACAGATTCTTCATTATGTTCTACTATATATAGAGAAAATAATAATTTATATCAAACTAATTTTTCTAGATCTAATTTATCATTTGCAGATTTTTCTGGTTGTGATTTATCTAATACAAATTTATCACAAGTTAAACTAAATAAAGCTATATTATATTCAACTAATTTAATAAATAAAACAGATTTATCTAATAATATAAATTTAAATGATATTAGTTTTAATAATTCAAATTTATCTAATAGTTTATTAAATGATTGTTCATTGAATTATTCTACATTTATTAATACTAATTTATTAAATACTAATTTATCTAATTCTACATTAACATATTCAGATTTTAGTGGGTGTGATTTATCTAATATAAACTTAATGAATGCTAATTTAAATAATGCTAAATTAAATAACACTATATTATCTAATACAATTAATGGACAGGATACAAACTTTATTAATAATATAAATTTAAATAATATTGATTTTCGAAATGCAACATTTATTGAGAATAGCAATTTATTTTTTAATTCTTCTCTTACATATTGTAATTTTACATCTGCAATTTTTCCTTTATTACAGCTAATAGTATCTGCAAATTTAGATTATACAACATTTAATAATGATATCAGTAGTAATATCGCTTTTAATACGATAATACCATCACAGTTTAGAAACTGTTCATTAAAATATGTTAATTTTAAATATACTAATATAAATACTTTTTTCTGGAGTAATACTATTTCATATTGTTGTTTTGATTTTGCTAATATACAGTATATGAGATTTGCTAGTGGAAGTGTGAAAAATTCATCATTTATAAATTGTGATTTATCTAATACTTTATTTCTTTCTCGTCTTGTAAATCGTGACATAGACAGATTTGATTATTTATTAGATTATATTGATTTTTCTGGATGTAATCTTTATAACACTATTTTTAAAGCACGAAATTTTTATATAAATAATACAAATTTTTATAATGCTAATTTAACTGATCAATTATTGAATAAAATATATTTTTATAATTGTAATTTTAATTATTCTAATTTATCAAATACTAAATTTTTTAATGATATATCTTTATCTACATTTAGAAATTCTATATTGTATCAAACAGATTTTAGTGATATTTTAATACAACAATCAGATTTTTCTGGTTGTGATTTATCTACGGCTATTTTATATAATGCTAAATTAATAGATTCTTCATTGAATTCAACAATTTATACTAGCAATTCTTATTTAAATAATACTAATTTTTTAAATTCAAACTTAAATTATTCTAGTTTTACAGATTGTAGCTTAGAAAATGTTAATTTAACAAATACAAAATTAAATAATTCATATTTTTTTAATACAAGTCTAATAAATAAAAATGATTTATCTAATAATATAAATTTAAAAGATATTAGTTTTAATAATGTTGATTTATCGGGTACAAATCTTTCAAATTCTACATTATATTATTCTAAATATAGAAATTGTAATCTTACTAATACTAATTATGTAAATTCTCTTTTACATAAAAGTGATTTTTCAGGTTGTGACTTATCTAGTGTAAATTTTAATGGTTCTTATTTAAATGATTCATCATTTTTATCATGTAATTTCCGTTTAAATCCTAATTTATTAACAAACTTTATTGGATGTGATTTAAGATATACTGATTTTTCTGGATGTGATTTATCAAATAGTAATTTTACTAGTGCAGATTTTACAAATACTTATTTATATAATGTTAATATGTCTAATAGAAATGGTTTTATATTCACAAAATTTATAAATACAATTTTAAATAATATAGATTTATCATATACTATATTAAATAGATGTATTTTAAATAATACATCTTTTATAAATTCAAATTTATATAATGTTTCATTTACAGATACTTATAATCCATTAAATCAATTTGCATTTTATAATACTTTTAATAATAGTACTATTTCTAATTCTAATTTAAATTATACTAATTTTACAAAATGTAATTTGACAGATCTATATTTTAATGATGTTAGTTTAAATAATTCATCATTATTAGGTTGTAATTTAACAAATAAAACTGATTTATCTAATAATAAATATCTAAATGATATTAGTTTTAATTATGCAATATTAAATGGGACTAATTTTACTAATTCCTATATGAATAATTCTCGATTTAATAATACTTCTCTTTATAATACTAATTTTACTAATTCTAAATTAAATTTAACTGATTTTTCTAGATGTGATTTGTCAACAGCTATTTTAAATGATGCATTAATAACTAATTCTCTTTTATATGCTACTGTTTACAGAGCAAATATAAATTTATTTCGTGCTAATTTTTCTAATTCTAATTTAATATTATCTGATTTTTCAGGTTGTGATCTTTCAAATACTCTATTAATTGATGTATCATTAAATAAATCATCATTATATAATACAAATTTAAAATTAAAAACAGATTTATCAAATAATAAATATTTAAATGATATTAGTTTTAATTTCTCAAATTTATCTGATATTAAGTTAATAAATTCATCATTAACTAGATCAACATTTAAAAATGCTATTTTAACAAATTCAGATTTTACAAATTCTAATTTAAATTATGTTGATTTTTCTGGATGTAATTTAACATCATCTACATTAAATGATTGTTTATTAAATAATATAAACTTATATAATACTAAATTTATAGGAAAAACAGATTTATCGGGAAATAAAAATCTAAAATACTCTAATTTAAAATATTCAGATATTTCAGGTTCTTCATTATATAATACTGATATGGATTATTCTTTATTTAATAATTCTAATTTATATAGAACAGATTTTACTTTATCATCTTTAAAATTTACTGATTTTTCTGGTTGTGATTTATCCAAATCTATTTTAAATTATGCTATAATAACAGATTCATCTTTATGTAATACTAAATATACTAATAATTTAGATATATATCAAACTAATTTTACTAATTCTAATTTAAGTTATAGTGATTTTTCTAATTGCATTTTATATGATACAATATTAAATAAAGTAAATTTAAATTATAGTAATTTAACTAGTGCAAATTTGTCTAATTCAACAGATCTTTCTAATAATAATAATTTAAATTATATTAATTTTAGTAATGCAAATTTATCTAATACAAATTTTTATGATTCATCTTTAAATTATTCATACTTTAGAGGAGCTGATCTATATTCAACTAATTTTACAGGATGTGATATTAATTTTTCAGATTTCTCTGGTTGTGATTTATCTAGTGTAATATTAGATTTTGCAAATATAACAGATTCTAGTTTATGTTATACTATATTTACAAATAATATAAGTTTAGATGGAACTAATTTTACAAGATCTAATTTAAGTTATGCAGATTTTTCTGGATGTGATTTA